TTATCTCCTTCTCTATGAAGCTGTCCATTTTTGTACCATTCTTGAGTTCCATTCGCATAAACAATAGCTGGGTTATCTCCTTCTCTATGATACTTACCCTTTTTATACCAATACTGATTTCCATTCGTATAAATAATGGCTGGTTTATCTTCTTCTCTATGAAGCTCTCCATTTTTATACCAACACTGACTTCCATTTCCTTTAACTATAGCTGGTTTATCTCCTTCTCTATGAAGCTGTCCATTTTTGTACCAATAATGGATTTCGTTTTCTTTTTTATTGCATTTATCAATTGCGTACCATGAAAGATACTCGTTTAGCTCAATAATAGCTGGGTTATCTCCTTCTCTATGAAGTTTACCATTTTTATACCAATATTGATTTCTATTCCCTTTAACAATAGCTGGTTTATCTCCTTCTCTATGAAGTTTACCATTCAAAGTCCATGAATGGGTTCCATATTCATTAACTTTTTCCTCTGTGAATTGTTTTTTCATTTCACAAGTCAACCAATTATCGTATGCAAAACGTTTACACGTTAGCAATAAATGGAAACAATCCTCAGCTTGCAAATATTTGCTAATATTTTGAACTAATTCAATATCCAATTCATTCATTGAAAAAAATATTTTTTGCTAATTTTGTCGACAAAAAAATCAATTTTAATTAAAATCCATTTATGGAAACCACATCCGCTTAAGAAATTTATTATAATGAAGACCCATTTAAAGCTAAAATTTGGGTAAGTAGAATCTTTTATGGTTATATTGGCTTTCCGTACTTTAGCTTATTTAATTCTGCCGTTATTGCACATAAACTTGCTAATGCTACAGGAATTACCGATCAACAGCATCGGTGAAAAATGAGAGGTCAAATGGTGCTTATAGGTGGTCTGTTTTCCCAATATTTATATATGCGGAACCGTTTGAAATTCTTTTTATTGGGAAAGTTACCTTCCTAACTTGAGAATATATAAATTCGAAAACAAGAATAGTGTTCGATTTATGATAAATCTACATTTTGATAAAGCACATTTTTAAATATGGGAAAATTTTCATACTCTTTCAATGATGATGAATGAATAGTGTCAATCATAATCTGGAATATTGTAGTGAGATAATCAACTTCTTTCTTAAGTTGATGTTGGAAATAAAGTACATTGGAGAATAAAATTGTGTTTAACAGAAAATGCAAGAGGCAAAAAACTGCATGACCTATGTTTATGCAAATAATCATAAGTTTAATATATATATAGATCGACCATTGGAAAAATGTATGGTGATAAAAGGTGGGGAAAACTTTATTACTGCCCATCTAAAAATACAAAAGTTGGATGAAGTTCATACTTTTCACAAAACATCATCCAAGTTAATCAAAACTATATTATGTGATGTGGTTAATACACATTACAAGGATGGAAAAACATCTCCTTGGGTTTATGATAGACAATACAAAATAGCAATTACTTCCTATCATATCCAAATTTTCATTGATTCGGTTGTTTAACTTAAGTAAATGTTATAACATTTACTTAATTCGATATTGAGTTTAGTCAAATATGATAGGTAAACTACTGTAGTCAATATCAAATTGAGATAAAATCTCAATCGATGTCTTGGTTTTCTTGGGTATGATGCTATATTTTGAACGATGCACCTTTTTCACTCTATGTCTTGGTCTAAAATTACGGATTTGTTTGACTTTACCTTCGATGAATCCTCCTGTGAGTGGCTTTAATGGAATAGTTTTTTCTTCAAATCTAACTCTTCTATGTGGAGGTTCGGTTTCTACACGTCTTTCTGAAACTCTAACATTTCCAGTGAGGGGTCTGTCTATATCTCGCTTCCATCTGCCCTTTCTTTCTCTTTCATCCCATCGACCCACAATAGGGCGATTTTTTCCTCTTTGTGGTGCATAACGACCGAAAGATGGCTTGATATTATATACTATTTGGGTTTTAGTTCTTCTAACTTGGATGCTTACATCTTGAGGTGACAACTCTTTTTGTGTCTTACGATTAAAAGATACATATTCCAGAACGGTATAGATTCTTTGAATGTTGGCATGTGGCACTAAAGCGTGAAATTGCCAATCTTCATGTTTACCGTCTTTATCTAATTTGAAAGAATCTGGAAATTGGTCTATGATTGGACTCTGAGAAAGATAAAAAGGTCGAACTTCTTCAGGGACCAGATTTTGTGAAGCAGGAGGTAGAATACAAAGCATCTGATGAATAACATTGTAATTAAGGACTCCTGGAAAATCCTTATATCTACCTATTTGTACTTTATTAACCGCTACATGACCAGCAATTACTGCTAGATCTATTAGTAAGGGGGCATAGAAATATGGATAAGACCATTGTCTGTTTACCGCAGACATTCCCTTACGATAATAAAGAGATGTCCACGCCATTCCAGTCAAAAACTCTAAACCCATATTCATAATTTGAGATTTAGTAGGTTGTGTAAGTTCCTCTGGTATATTTAGTGTTTTGATCATTTCTTTAGATCCTAATGGTGCAGCAAGGGCATAATTATACCATTCGTTTCTAAATTCCTGATAATTTACTTTGTGTCTATGAGTTGCACTTTCAATAACATAGGAAGGATATTTATAAAAAGTATCACTCAGTTTTTGAACAAAAACTGGTTATTCTTTCTTGAAAGAGCGCAAAAATAATGCCAATCCCATCCAATTAATTTCTTCTCCTCTGCTTAAAGTCAAAGTTTTTCCTACATTTCTGTAGGTTTCTATTAACGATTCAGCAACTTCAGAAAGTATATCCAAAGTCTTGATACGAGGTAAGAAATCATTACCTATAAAGTACATCAGTACCAAGAAGTCATCCACAGCTGTTGGTGTTCCTAAATCAATTTGGATAGATTCTCGAAGACGATCAATGTTTATAACTTCTGTGATATCTTCACGCATAAGAAAAACTCGTTTTTGGGGAAGGAGCATACTTAACATAATTAAATCTGCATCCAATCCATGAATCACATGCGCACCACCATCAGCAGATATTCTTCCTTCAGGCCATCCCTTGCGATAATATTCCATTATCTTATGCTCTCCTTCACCAGGATCCAAATGACCGCTGTAGATGACTTTATAAGGTATAAATATGGCTTCTGACTCTTTTCTATCTAAAGAAAGTAGTTTACGCCGCAGAAATTTGTCTAATTCTATCATTAGGTCTGTTCCTGGTGAAAAGGCATTACTGTCGAATATCTTACTTTTCTTTTCCATTGCTGATTTACAACGACGTTGTCTTTGTTGTTGTATTTTAGCCATAGGTGCCATTCCATCTACAGCAATAATGAGTGCATCTTGAGGACGCACTTGATTTAGAATGTTTACAACCATTGTCCAGATATTTGAAAATAGTTCCATTTTCAAAATTTCTGGGTCCGTTTCCTCGGCTTGTTTTATTCTTTGCTTTTTCTCGTATGCGCTCATTGTTTTATCTTCGAGTGCATATCCGTACGTTTTACCAGCAGCTTGATGGAAAAGACTATTCATATCAATAGCCAAAGAGGATACTTCAGCAGGAAGTATTCTCTGCATAGCTTCTCTATATCTTCTCTTCAAAAAACTGAAGAATTGTGGTACTCCCATATTTTGAGTGAATGATTATTTTCAATCAAAGTAAATTAAAAAATCAATTTTATAATACATATTAATCTCATACATTACCAAAGAAATTTATATTTTTTGGAAATATAAATTTTACTGTGTTGCAGCACATCACTCTCTTTTCTTTTGTTTGTCTTTATCCTTGAGAAAAAATTGATGATATAACAGAACTAATTCTGCATATCGCTCTCTTAGCCACAAGACCAATCTCACTGCCAATTCTTGTGGTCGAAGCCCTATATTCATTGGTAGGACAGGGTTGTGGTAGAATAAATCTATCAGCAGTGCTATTGGAAGTAATAGCATTTGAAAGGGACAGTGAATTGCTATGAGCATCCCAGCCACTAATAGCCCTCTTGAATACCAATAGTCAGACATGATATTTTCTGAACTAAAAACAGTATCACTCTCAGACATTTTTTAAGAATGGACAAAAAAACAAGAAGAATCATTTCTAAATAGAAAATGAGTGTAAATAAACGTTTGGAATCTGTGAGTATTGACCAAATCAAACTTAAAGATGGAATGGGATATGAAGCTTTGGTATCTCAACTTCAAAGAGGAACTAAAAAGGTATTGTGTGTAGATGATGGAGTATATCTACGCATATTCGAGGAATCAGGACCATTTCCATTAGGTCTTGAATTTGAACATAAACAAAAAAGATTTGGGGATACTGAGTATTTCTTTAGATATGCTCGTGATACTGAAGATGAACGCACCTTATGTGTATTTGGAAGAGATAATGCCGAAGTATTTTGTCCTGATTATGTAGATGATCAAGAAACTGAATCAGGGAGTAGTTCTGAAAATGAATTATTGATAGAAGAAGATCTTTTAGAAGATGTTTTTTCCACTTCATCTGAATCCAGTTCGGAAACAATGGAAGAGTGTTCTATAGAAGAAGATATAAAAAAATTATTAAATGAAGATGAAAGGAAAAATGAAGAAATACCAGCTGAAGAATATGCAAAGTCCGAAGACAACAAAGAAAAAGTTTTATCGGAAGAAAAATCACTCTCGACCAAGGTTCAACTCATTGATATACCAGATGTAGATAAAGAAAGTGAATTGCAACAAACAACATACAAATTATCATGATAATTAAAATGAGATTAAATTTTGTTTTTTGGAAGCAAAATTTAAGACTGTTAATGTCCGAATCAGAAATATTAACGCTTTTTCCTTATGAATGGGTAGTAAAAGATGAATATACAGATGATAATCGGATTGCCATTCATGTTTGGTGCTTGGATCAAAACTCCAAGCCTTGTTTTTTACGAATTGAGGATTTCCCTGTTCTCTGTTATATAGAATTACCTATGATAGTGCAAGGTCAATATAGGCAATGGAATAATGATATGGCCAGACGATTTATGAAGTATTTGAATTATCGTTTAAAAGACCACGCCGCTATAGGTTATAGCCTTCGATATATGAAGAAAACATACTATTACAGAGGAAAAATTACCTATCCTATGCTTTTATTAAAATTTAAAACTTTAAATGCCTTGCGACATTGCGAGAACATTCTTAAATATACTCTCAATACCATGGACTTTGGATATCTTAAATGTAATATATGGGAGTGTAAGATTCCAACAATTCGTAAATTGCTTACTAATCAAGGTATGAGTTATTCTCAATGGTTAACTGTTAGAGGAGAAAAAGTTGAACCTGATTTGAGAATTTCTTCTTTGGATGACGAGTATATTATTCAATGGAAGACCATGAACCCCGTTCCTATGGAAATATGTGATAAATGGAGAATTTATCCGAGAATGCTCGCCTTTGATATCGAGTGTTATTCTGATAATAATCGTGTCTTTCCTGATGCTTGGTGTGTCAAACATGTAGTATATATGGTTTCGTGTATCTTTCAGGTTTATAACCATTTGGAAACAAGAAAGCGTTATGCCATTATTTTGGGTCCTTGTGCAGATATTCCTGAAGAAAAGTTATGCAATACAGAGATTATTCATGTCAAAACTGAAGAGGAATTGGTAAATGCTTTTGCAGAGCTTATTTTGAGCAAAGATCCTGAAATTATCACTGGTTATAATATTTTTGGTTTTGATTACAAATATTTACATGTTCGTTTGATTCAACAACTTTGTGAGTGGCCGGTGATGGGGAGAATTCTAGGGGAAAAAGCAACAATGAAAGAGCAAGAATGGAGTTCTGGGGCATATGGACATCAAATCATATACGATCTAAAGATGGACGGAAGAATAAATATCGATTTACTACCCATAATTAAACGTGATTACAAACTCCTTAAATACACTTTAGATTTTGTAGCAGGACACTTTCTTGGTTCACACAAACATGATATCACTGCACCTGATATGTTTTGGATTTATGAAGAATTGCAAGAATCAGAGAAATGGTTTAAGAGACTATGCAATGAAAATACTTCAGATAAAATCTCAAAAATAGTTAATCAATTAGAACAACTATTTTCCCCTTGCCTATGGAGATCAAAAACCGAAGTCTTTGATCTTTATAATAAACGAGATGAGTTTATAAATGTACACTACAAGAAATACAACGAAGCCACCCAAGTAGAAGAAAAGGTATATCCTTTTCTAAATACAAAAGAAATCTTCAAGATACTCAAGATTAACGAATATTTTTTTAAAGAGAATGAAATAGACAAAATATCGCTTTTACGCTTTGTTTTAGATCTAGAATTGATGACATTTGTGTTAATGTATTGTATTCAAGATTCAGAATTGGTTTTAGACTTGATAGAAAGATTAAACATCTTCTTGGGTCTAGTGCAGATGTCCAATGTGACAGGTGTGAGTATAGTAGAATTATTTACTCGTGGTCAGCAGTTACGATGCATGTCGTTGTTATATGATATAGCTGCTAAACAAGGTTATGTGATTGATGGAGCTGCTAAACCAGGGTATAAATATACTGGTGGCTTTGTATACACCCCTATTCCTGGATTGCATGAAAATGTGATGTGTTGGGATTTTTCAAGTCTATATCCAACTATTATTATGGCTTACAACATTGACTATACAACTTTGGTTCATTCAACCTTTGAAGATAAGGTTCCAGATGAAATATGCAATATTATTGAATTTACCCAGGAAGAAGAAGTCACCACTGAAAAAGAAGAACCAGAAATTGTTACAAAAAAATATCGATTCAAGTATCTTAACGCAGATAAAACAGGTATAAAAGGATTACTTCCACAACTTGAACAAAAATTAGTGGCTAGTAGACGCGCTGTCCGCAACATGCTGAAAACAGAAAAGGATCCCATTATGAGAATTGTATATAATCAACGTCAATTAGCAATTAAAGTAGTTTGTAACTCCTTTTATGGATTTTTAGGCGTACAAAGAGGAGGTGTAATGCCACTCATTGAAGGCGCAATGAGTATTACAGCCAAAGCCAGGCAGTCTATTCTTACAGTAAGTGATTATGTGAAAGAAAAGCATGGTGGAATTGTAGTATATGGAGATAGTGTAACTGGAGATACACCAATCTTAATTAGGGATAAATACTCAAAGATATCAATCATTCCTATCAGTATACTCTATCAAGATAATTGGGTATCTCATTGTGGAAAAGAATACAGTATAAAGATCGAGGATTTAGAAGTATGGTCTGATAAAGGATTTACTCCGATTAAACATATCATGAGACACAAAACTAAGAAAAGAATATATAGGATTACAACCAATACATGGATTGTAAAAGTGACTGAAGATCATTCTTTATTGGATGAATACGCTGAAAAAATCAAACCTTCTGAAATAAAATGCGGTGATAGATTGCTAACATCACATATGCCCATTTTATCTGATGATGGAATTGAAATAAAAGAAGCATGGGTATGGGGTCTATTTTATGTAGATGGATTCTGTGGATCGTCTTCATGGGTAATAAGTAACCAAGATTTATCACCTTTAGAAAGAGCCAAGGATATCTTGGAAAGAGTATACACCAATAATCACTTCAAAATTAAAAATGCAAGAAATCATCAAATCTGCATAAATTAGTTGCAAAAGGTGACATTGATGAATTGGTTGATGAGTGGAGGAAATTATTTTATGATCTTGAAACCACGCATAAAAAAGTACCCAATATCCTTTGGTCTTCTTCAAAAAAGACAAGACAAGATTTTTATCAAGGTTATATCGCAAGCAATAATAAAAAAGAGTGTAACAAAGAGCAAATTGGATTGGCTGGATTGTTCTTTTTGGCACATTCAATAGGATATAAACTCACATTCAATACCAAAGGTAAATTAGATATTCATAGATCAACTCTTATTAAAATTAACCAACACCCAGGAGATAAAGGATCCTCTGATATTGTTGATCCAAAAGGAGTACCTGGATCTGCTGGATTTCAAGGAACACCAGGTACTATCAATAAAATAGAAGATCTTGGATTGATAGACGATTATGTTTATGATCTTGAAACACAGAATCACCACTTTTCTGCTGGTATAGGAGAACTTGTGGTCCATAACACAGACTCTGTAATGGCAGATTTAGGTATTAAAGATCCACTGGAAGCAGTTAAGAAAGGAAAAGAGTTAGAAAAGGAATTATCAGATTTATTTCCTGACCCTATGAACATGGAATTGGAGAAGGTCATGAGAATATTATCCTTGAAAAAGAAACGTTATATCTATGCTGAAGTAGATAATAAAACAGGAAAACTTAAATTGGACCTTAAAGACTTGAAATATAAAGGAATCGAAATAGCAAGAAGAGACAGACCAAAATGGCTACGAGATATACAGGGAGCTGTTATTCAGAAAATTATTCGATTTTGCCCATTCACTGAAGCTTTAGATTTAGTGATTGAAGCTATTGATAAATTATTGGCAGGAAAAGTTCCATATCAGGATTTAATAACCGTGAAAGGACTCAATGCAAGTTATAAAAATAAATCATATCATATGGCAGTTTTTGCAGAAGAACTAAAGAAAATAGGAAAACCAGCACAAGCAGGATCCAGAATAGAATACTTAGTTGTCAAAGATGAAAAAAATGTTTTACTTGGACAGAAACAACGTCTTCCAGAAACATATTTAGAACGTATAGGAACAGACAAGGAAGAAAAACTGGATTATTTGTACTATATTGAGAAAATCATGATGAACCCAATCAGTCAGCTCCTTAAAATAGCCTATAAGGATACTATTGAAAAATTAAGTAATATTAAATTCCGTCCAACCAAAAGACATAAATTTGTAGGACTGGATGAACCCATATTGTTGATATTCAGAATGATCAAATATGGACAAGACTACCACCAATTACAAGAAGCAGTGAAATTTGAATTAAAACCAAAGAAACCCCCTCGATTACATTTAAATGTCATCCCAATCACTAACAAATAAATATATGTATATATATTATGTATATATACATAATATGTATATACATATGTATAATATACATATGTGGAAAATAATTGTTATGTAAATGCTAATAGAATCTGTAAGAGACGAATTGTGCGTCCCTGAACACAGAAGCCGCTCGGTAAATCTCTCAATTGAGTTCTGAATTCTTCTATAAAGTCATTGTTTATTTCTATAACTATTTTTTCATAACAAAGATATAATAAATCATCCACAAATAGATGATTTATTGTATCATGATTTTTATCCTTTTCAGAAATCAAACGATATAAATAACTCATTTCCTCAGGGAATAATACTTTTACCAGTGTTTTTTGTAAAGTTTCAAACGCTTTTTGTTTTTCTTCCTTGCTAATTTGATGTACTCGATTTATTTGATGACTCATACCGTCAATTACTTTACCTACTTTGTCATCATAAAAATGTGTATTATCCATTTTATATTGATCTCTTTATCGGTATTTGAGACTTTTTAGAACTATTTTTTGGTTGTAATCGAATTCGAGTCAGGTGAGGAGGGCGAGGGGGCGAAGATTCTACATTTATGATAGATGATAATTTAGGTATTTTAGGAAGAGAAGATGACTTTTCTTTTGGATCTGTCTCTTTATTTTTATCTGTTGTAGGTATAGATGATTTGGGAGACGGAATATTTAATATAGAACTTTCTTTGTCTGGTTGTTGTTTTTTTCTAATGTTTTGAGGTGAAGGAATGTTTAACTTTGGAGATATTCTTTTTCTTATTGGAGAAGATGAAGTTTCGGGAATAGTTTTGATATCTATTTTTTCTTCAAAGGGTTTTGGTTTCTTTGGTATATCTATAGACCATGGAGATGGTATTATTTCTCCATTTTCCAATGCTTTTAGCTGTTCAATAGCTCTTTTTGATCTACAAATTTTACGGTTTCTCCCCGTTATTTGTGTTTTGATAAATTTGGGATTTCCAGTTGGATCTGGTAAATTGAGAAGTTGATCATTATCTTTTATTCGATTTGCTTTGGCTTCTTGTTCATCAAAATCCTCTGGGAGAATACGAGGCCATCTAAACTTGCTTCTATTTCTGAAACCCCCTCGATATTTGGCTTCGTTGTCTAAAATTCTTTGGACAACACTTGCCTTCCATACTTTTCCTCTCTTTGTGGGTTTTGGTAGACCCTTTTCATTCAACTCATCAGCAATTTCATACATATAGCGAAAATCAATATATCTACGCTTAAATATAAAACGTACCACTTCTGCTTTTTCTTCGTTAATTACCACTGTTCCCATTTTACGCTCATACCCCATAGGAACATTACCTCCAATATCACCATCTATTTTTCTTCTTTCTTCAAGTCCCAGTTTAGTTCTTTCAACAATAGTATTGCGTTCTAGTTCTGATAAGTCTGCAAACATAGTCACTACAAATTTACCTACTGCGGTTGAAGTATCAAAGTTTTCTCGGCAACTGGCAACTTTGATTCCCATTTCAGCTAAATTTTCTATGGTTCTAAGTACAATTTGCGCCCTACGACCTAAACGATCCAAAGCATAGACAATTACCGCATCGATTTCCTTAGCTTTAGCATCTTTTAAAAGTTGAGAAAATCCTGGTCGTTCATTCTCATTCACCATTCCACTAATACCTTCATCTTCATAAATTTTAGCTATAGACCATTCTTTCACTGTTGCCATAGCCTCACATTTAGTCTTTTGCATCTGCATGCCATGTCCCTCTTTCTGATCTTGAGTCGATACACGCAAGTAAATTCCTGCTCTCACAGGTAAACCGTCGACCCTCGAGTCACCCATTAATTTTTTCATTTTCTTTTGCCAACTATACTTTTATCCATCTCTCACTCTATTATTTATTGACTCAATAAATAATAAGAAACCATGTTGGATAAAAAAAAGGAACAACAATCTTACTTTTTTCTTCAACTTGTTCTTGAAGAAACAAATCACCGAATAACTATCTTTTTCTTTGAAGAAATAAATAAACTGACTGTAGGTATTATTGATAAAACATCATGTTATTAGATCTAATAACATAAATTTTATTAGTGGTTTCTTTCAGAGTCATTGTGGACCCGCAAAAGATGATCCGCCTTTTAAGTTGGTCCCTTTCTCGTCAAGTTAATATTGTTTTTTCATAATATTTATTGCATAAAGTATTGATAGATAGGGAAAAATGCCTAAAACAAAAGTGTATACTCGAAAAGGAGATGAAGGTACGACATCGGATTATCATCGAGAAAAAAGAATTATGAAAAGTTCCCCAATTTTCCATGTTATAGGAAGCCTTGATGAATTGCAAGCCTACATAGGTTTAGCAAAAGAATATATTTTATCCACGGATAAAAACTGTACATATGAAATTTATCGTTTTCTTGAGAAGATACAGAAATCGTTGATTGACATCAGTTTTTTTCTTTCTACTTTTCAGAGCGTTGATAGTTCTTTTGATTTAAAATTGGAAGAATCCATATTAGATATGGAGAAATCAATAGATGATTTAGAAGATGAAAGTTGTAAGGGATTGCATTTGGTGATTCCATCGGGAGGTAAAGCATCTACTCATCTTTATGTTGCAAGAGCTATTTGTCGCAAATTTGAAAGAGTTATACTCAAGTATTTATTGGACACTCAAGGACCAACGTATCTTAAGATAGATGGCATTCCAGTTATACTTCAATATATCAATAGATTGGGTGATTATCTGTTAGTGGTAGCGAAATACCTTGCCACCAGAAGTGAGATATTTTACAACCCTTAGTAAATTTTTAGAAATCGAGAGCATAGTGAATATTAAATTTTGACAGACAAACTTTCATGATACATTTTATCTTGAAACAGATAAAATGGGTAAAATACATGGGGATCAATGTAGCACTTTTGGTATTTGGTATCTTATACTATTAATTTTGATAGTGATCATACTTTTAGCTATAGTTTGGAACATGGATGGAATAGCAAATGATATCAAAAATAAGGTGATAGTTCCAATTCATGATAAAGTAGAAAGTATTGAAACTAAGTTTGCTTCAGCGGAAGCCAAAGCAAAAGAAATTGCCGATCGACTTGAATCTTGGGAAGGAACTCTTCGGGGAGCCATATCTCCTAACATGGTTGAAAAGGGAAAACTAGCTCTCGAAAATTTAGCATTCAACATGATGTGCGATAAACCTGTAGTTCCAGAATGTATTATTTTTGACAAACATAAAAAATGTAGGTAATTCATACATTTCTTCATTTTTGAGACATACTATAAGCAGCATATAATTCTAAACCTGGTGTAATTTCTTCCAATTCTTCGGAATATTCCGAAGAAGAGTTCATTTCTTCATAGTAAATCACTTCATCATCCTCTGATAATTCTTCAAATCGAACTCTGGTGTAAGGGGTTTCCTTGGGTACTATTTCATATTCTTTTTTCGTCTTTCGTTTTGTGTCTTTATTTCTATCTTTTATCCGACTGGGAAGAGGGTCAAAAGTTATAGCTCGTTGACTCATCGTGAAAAAATTCATTCCGGATGAAGTGCCCATTAAATACTCTCTAAGAAATTCATCTTGTTCTACTTTAGAAAGTATATATTGTTTAACTAAATGGGTAATCATATCCCACAATGTAACTTTAGAAGTCATGATTTCAGTTCCCTCTGAAACCACATTACCGTTTGTCCATCCACCAATATAATTGCCCATATTATCTTTGAATAACTTTAATAATTGTTCATAACAATTATTTTTTGCCTACTACACAAGATGTTCTTAAATCATCATGTATCCCAGGTAATGTAATTACACAAGATAGCTGTGGAAATTTAGTTGGATGCGGAACAAACATTGGGGCTTCATCTTGTGGAAATTCAAATGGATGCGCAAGTGATATTTCCAGCTTCTGTCATCTAACTTCAGGATCTTACCCCGGTTCAACAGAATCTCATCTTCACATAGATCGTTGTGGTAATATTTTCTGTCACAGTCATCCAGGAGGAGATATATCACATAATCATGATTCAGACCGCCAAGATGTTTATGTTGGACAAGTAACCGATTGTAGATCCTTAACAAGAAACCCTGATTCTTTGAATAGAGATGAACTCGGAGCTACAACTGCCTGTGGATCAGATGTAGATTGTCCAGGTGGAAGTGTATGTATAAATGGGATGTGTGAACTGGGTCAATCTTGTATTACTGATGCTAACTGTAAAGCTGGAATGAAATGTAGTGACGGAATATGTCGAAAATCAATCATAGATCAAAGTAGATCAGCTGGAGCATGTGACCCTGGATTCGGTGCAGGATGTGCAAAGTCATTGACTTCTACAAATGGAAGTTCTGATCTTTTCAATTGTGGGCGAATTGGTGGCGTCCGTCCTTATACTGGAAATTTAGTAGGTGGATTTAGAAATCCACCAGGATGTAACAATATCAACTGTAGTAGCTGCCGTTTCACTAGTGCTAGCTTATGTGATGGCAGCACATTAAGTCACTGTAACTTAGCATGTGCTGCACCAGGGAATTGTAACACTCTACCTCCTCAATCACTTAATGCCAGAGCAAAGGCTCCAGATCTCAGAGGATTCCAAAATGATGGTATCAGTTGTGTCACTGGATCCTTATGTGGAAGTAAGCGACCAACTGTCTGTAAGACTAAAATCAAAGAAGTTTTCTACTGTTAGTAAACCCTACAATCATATTTGAACCACGTATATATACATCTAAGATATATAATGAAGAATACTAGCATGATGTATTGTTGTTTTCTCCAACATCAACTTTACAGAAAACATAATGGTTGTTGTTATTTTTTTCTCCAACATCAACTTTACAGAAAACATAATGGTTGTTGTTATTTTTTTCTCCAACATCAACTTTACAGAAAACATAATGGTTGTTGTTCTTTTTTTCTCCAACATCAAGTTGAAGAAAAAACATAATGGTTGTTGTTCTTTTTTTCTTCAAGATCAAGTTTACAGAAAAAGTAATGGTTGTTGTTATTTTTTTCCAAGATCAAGTTGAAGAAAAAAGTAATGGTTGTTGTTATTTTTTTCTAAGATCAAGTTGAAGAAAAAAGTAATGGTTGTCGTTTTTTTCCAACATCAACTTTACGAAAAAAAACATAATGGTTGTTGTTCTTTTTTCTTCAAGATCAAGTTTACGAAAAAAAACATAATGGTTGTTGTTCTTTTTTCTTCAAGATCAAGTTTACGAAAAAAACATAATGGTTGTTGTTTTTTCTTCAAGATCAAGTTTACGAAAAAAACATAATGGTTGTTGTTCTTTTTTTCCAACATCAAGTTGAAGAAAAAACATAATGATTGTTGTTCTTTTTTTCCAACATCAAGTTGAAGAAAAAACATAATGGTTGTTGTTATTTTTTCCAATATCAAGTTGAAGAAAAAACATAATCGTTGTTGTTCTTTTTTTCTCCAACATCAACTTTACGAAAAAAAACATAAATGGTTGTTGTTCCTTTTTCTCCAACATCAACTTTACAGAAAACATAATGGTCGTTGTTCCTTTTTCTCCAACATCAACTTTACAGAAAACATAATGGTTGTTGTTCCTTTTTCTCCAATATCAAGTTGAAGAAAAAACATAATGGTTGTTGTTCTTTTTCTCCAACATCAACTTTACGAAAAAAACATAATGGTTGTTGTTATTTTTTTCTCCAACATCAACTTTACGAAAAAAAA